CCTATTTGTATACCCATGTCATTGAATTGCTTATTGAATTCGCTTGACTTACCATATGAAAACTTACCGTTATCCATTTCTACTTGTTAATATTCGTTTGATTTTACCGTAACGAGCAGCAAGCTCATCCAGTTTATCACATTCCTTAAGCATCTTATCTTTAAGTGCTTGATATTCGTTCTCCAAAGACATTTGTTCCATCTTCAGGTCGTTTGTTGGTTTATCTTCTAACATATCTATTATTGTGCTACTCCAGCGCTACTTACCATAACTGGGTTTGTTCCAACGCTGGTGACGGGCCACCCTGCATACCCAACACCGTTGGTTTGAACCAGAATACTTCCAGGGTCAATCACATTTGAAATCTTCATTTCCGTCTGTATTGCGTTAACAACTTCTTCCATTCTTATTACTTCCAATGCAGTCATAACATTATCACCACCTTGGAATATTTCACCCCCGACAGCATCTGCCTCAGAGAATCTTGATATAACTCTTGCGGATATATCTCGTGCTGAAAGTCCAGGACGCATCTTACTACCAATCATGATTAATGGTGGTGGTAATGTTACTGCTGGTGCTTTCATCATTGAGAATACACTTAATAAAATCTTAAGTATATTACTCATCGAACTGAATTTACCCTTACTTTTAGGGACTCCAATTTTTTGTGTACTTCTACATTCTTGTGCCATGGTTATTTATATTTGACTATTTTCTCTTATCATTCGTATAACGTCTTGTGGAACACCCACAAGACTTAATATCATTGCTAATTGCGATGAAGCTAATTCTTTCGCCATCTCTACAGCGTTGGCTGCGACTAATCTCATAATGTATTTAAGTACCTTATCCAATAGGGCTTTTATAATTAGGTCACGAATACGTTTTACTAAATTCTCCAGTAGGGTTTTATTCTTACTTAAGAAATCTACTGGGTCTAAGTAGTCATTGTTTTGACCATATACTACCATGTAGTTGATTAAAAACACTACTATAACTTTAGGGCTTAGAATTGAACTTACGATTGACTTAATTATTTTACCAAACATTAGACCAATGAAGCTAAGTTCAACTGAGTATTCATCCACAGGGTCACTAGCCCCTTGGTTAGCTGTTTCCAGTGCCATACTATTAATACTGGTACTTATTATCTCACGCTTATCAATCATGGATGGTGGTGGTATAACCGTTAACTCTTCTTTCATATCGGTAAGGTATTCGATAGGCATACTAACGTCCACGTCACCACATGTTTTAAGCTGTCTAACACCCTTTCTCCTGTTGGTTGCCGCTTCCTTTATGTTTTGTATTTGAGGGTTTGAGAATTCGAAAAATGAATTATCTATTACACTATCCTCATCAGCGTTTATTATACAGCTTATGATGGAATCCAATTTACCTTCCATCTCTAATTCTGATTCTGATTTATTAACGTTTCCTTGAACCGCTATGGTACCGAATAAACTATCAATGATATTAACTATCAGGTCTTCAGAAGCGAATAAACTAAGACTATCAACAAACTTGTTATTAAGGTCGGTAAGGTTACCTATATTGGGGTCTGGTCTGAATACGATTGAGTTAGGTTCGGTCAACGCATTCTGACTAAAGGTGGCATCTAATAAGTTTTCACCAGTGTTCGGGTCAGACCATGTATGGGTAACCGTTTCATCCTGTATCGTATAGTATAGGTACGTGTTATAATCCGTAGATGTAAATGTAGATGGTATATCGTTGAACATCAGACCACCAGCTTGTGTAACTGGGTTTATTTTCATGATACTCAGGAAATCTATTTTCTTAACAGGTATCTCAATTCCGTTAGTAGTAAACCATGTTGGTAGACTTGGGTCAACCCCACAGGCTACAAGACTCTTTAATTCCACTTTTAAGGCGTCCTTAACGACTATCTCGGCTTCTGAGGTGGCATACACCAGAATATCGACCAAAGTGTCTCTAACCTCTTCGTAGCCCACTAATGATTTAAGTAGGTCAACAAGGAAGTCCTGTACGTTACCATCGTTATTAATCGATGGTATCGAATTGTTTAGTTTTAGTTCTGGAAAATCATTGGTGAGTGTTCGTAATGCGCCAATACCTCCAAAAACCTTTTCTTTTTGGTCTACTATTGCCATTAGTCCTCAGTATCCGCTTCTTTATCTTCAGCCTTAGCTTTCTCCATAATCATTTCTCGAATACTTGAGAGAGCTTCATTACTTACTTTACTGTCAGCAGGGTCATTCAACTCCGCTTTAAGGTCACCAGCATGTTTAAGGCTATCGTTTTGTAGTTTAGCCACTTCCATTTTAACCTTAACATTATCCGTCTTGGTTTTAAGGAAATCTATTTTAGCTTTAGCTACCTTAGCGTGGTCGTCCACATCTTCTGGTTCTGCCGCAGTTGTGATATTATTAATACCTTCTTGGGCTGACTTGATGTTACCACAGGCTTCGTTGTATACTTCTTGGAGAACCCCTTCAAGGCTCAATAGGTTGTTTACTTTAACTACTTGTTTTTTTCTTCTTGGCAAAATTTCTAAGTTTTTAGTTTGTGTTATACTAATAAATATCAAAGAAATTACAATTTTTAGTATATCCCTTCGTCTAAGCCCTTTATTTTCAGTATATCGTATAACCCCTTGAAGCGTTTCATCGCCAGTCTAATATCTTTAGTTGTTAGACCAGTATGGTTTCTCATGGTCTCAAGGATTGCTATTTTATTGTATTTACTACCCGTACTCACATGGGAGAGAACTTCTTCCCAGTTATCCAAGATATCAATCAATGCGTGACCGACCAGACGTTCATTCTCATTTAGTTTCTTCTTCCCAGTATTCTCACCCTCTTCCAATTCAACTTTAATCTCCTGTATCAGTTTCACCATGAATTTATCCACGGTGAAATCGTCATGGTTCTTAATCTCGTACTGGTAATCATCTTGGGTCTCCAGATATGAACTCACATCATCAAACGATGCGTATTTCTTCATATTCTTATCTTCATTCTGGACTTGCCCCAGAACATACCGTTTTATAATCGTACCATAATAAGAATAAGCTTTTTTGTTTCTACCACCGTCAAATTTATCTGCCTTCATCATTACGTCTCCCAGCGCATCCATGTGCTGTTGTTCGAATGTTAGACCTTTCCGATAGAGCTTGTACGTTTTAATGATGTATTCCACCATTTTGTTCAGAGGCTCTCTGAGATGTGCGTTGTAAATACGAGTCCGTTCCATTTGGTCATCGCATGCAACATATAGTTTAACAGCTTCTTCTTGTTCAGGTCCGAAATAAGGGTCTTTTTTCCTTTTCCGTCCTCTCTTAGCCATTAGTCAGTTGTTTTCTCGTATGTTATCTTTCTATCTTCACTCCAGAAATATTCTTTCTTAGCTTTCTGCATCCACCAACGCGATTCAACATCATCCATCTCTTTCCTATAGGTATGGAATAACGAACCTTCTCTTAGGTTAACATGTTTGTATCCGATTCTTGGTATAACCATCGTCTTAATACCACTGTGAGTCATCCTTAATAGGAACTCATAAATGAAGGTCAATTTGATTGAAGGTTTGAAGCCACCAAAATCATCGACCACCTCTTTCTTCATCACAATACCATCAGTATTAAAGTTCTGATACCTTAGTAAAGCGTCCGTGTCTAAGATACCCATCTCATCAGAGAATTGGTTAGCCCACACAGCTTCGTTGGTACCACCGATATAGTTCATCTTAGTCTTGTCCTTCACATCTATGGCAACATCTGCAATCATAGGCATAAAGATACCCACCTCTGGATAAGCCTCAATATACGTTATCGCATTCTTGAACCAGATATTGGCGTATTCATCATCGTATTCCAAGATTGAGAACCATTCCGTTTCAACCGCTTCAATTCCGAAGTTAACTTGAGTACAGAAATCAGTTTCACCATCATTCTCTAATACCGTAACTGGAAAATCCTTTGTGAATTTCTTCTTCTTAAGTTCTTTAGCTACATCACTACCCTTTGGTGTTACAATTAGTACCGCATCAGGTTGAGTTTGTTGTCTCACAATACTCTCAAACGCTACATCGAACATTTCCCTTGTCTCATCAGTCAATTCATGTACTGGTAAGACAACTGTAATATTACTCTTTGTTTTCTCTTTACTCATTTTATTCGTTTTTAGTCATTAGCGGCTTGAGTAGCAGCTTTCTTATTATTTTCTTGTAGAGTAGAAATCTCCCCAATTCTATTCTCCACTAACTTACCATAAACCTCTTCAATCTTAAGTCTCTGAGCTTCAGGAGTATACACACCTTTACTGGTTTCCATATTTTCCAATATTTCAGAAGGTACGTTATCTTCTAACCACAACTTCAAATACGTTGCAATCATCTCTGGCATCGCATGTTGCGTGTTAGTCCAAACACCGTTGTTCTTAATGGTTGGGTTGTTATCAGCATCTCTAGTTTCCATCCACTCTGGGATGAATTCTGGCATCTTACCGATTACTGGTGTATCAGATTCGAACGCTTCCAATGGGAAGGTACCGAACCCAGCAGTATCATCAATCCATACCGCTAAACAAGATGTACCTAACTCTTCAGCAAACGCTTTACGAGATAAACCTCTCATTTCTCGGAAGGTCACCCACTTATAAATTGGGTATTGCAGATAGAAAGCTTTGGCAATCTTAGCCGCTTGTCCGTTATCCCTACATAAGATACTAACCATAGGCTTCTTAGGCTTATCGCTAGGCTTGAAGTATTCTGGAATACTCACAGGTACTACCATCGTATTAAGTGATGGGAATAATGATTTAAGGTATTCACCTTGTCTAGCACTTGTAGTGATAGCATCGTTGAATCCAAACTCACTGTTCCACCTTTTACCTAATGGTAACAATTCCAATAGGTATGATGGGCTTTGACTGAATACCACCTTCTTACATGGGAATGCTTTTACTTGTTCCATGATGTTGGCAAAAATCTCTGGGATAAGGATAAAGTCACTTGGCTTAATCTGTAGTTTTTGATTCTGGATTGAGATGTGGCTTAGTTCGCCATACTCTTCACCTAACCAATCAACCAGACCCATAGACCCGTCTTCCCCACGTCTTAGTTTATAATCATCATGCTCGTGGATGATGTGAGCTTTATAGCCCAGTTCATTCAACACTTTAACGTGTTCGTAAATGTTAGCCACACCAGCAGTTGGGTTACCTTTGGTGTCTAGCGTAAAGAAGTAAAAATTACTTTCTTTGTTCTTAAGGTCCTTTAGAATGTCATCTAATGATTGCCCTTGTGCGAATTCTTCTTTTGGTTGTTCTTGATTTTCCATATTTAATCTTCAATATATTTAATTATTCCTAAGTCTTCCAATGTCTCGAAAGCCAATTTATAGCCGAAATACGTATCATCTAACATAGTTTCTACGTTATTAGCGACCTTTGCCTCAGACAATAATAAGATGTCCAATAACTTGTTAATCATTTCGTATTTGGTTCCGTCCAGTGTTGCTGCCCGTTCAAATTCTCTGGTTACCACAACCGTATTTTTATCGTCAGTGGTGGTAGTCTCAGTCTCCGTTAGTTTACCTTCAATTGGTGGTATCGTTACCAAGGCGTTAACCTTATCAAAATCTACTATGTATCTATATTTCATATTTCTACGCTATTAAAAATTTTGTCGTGAACATCAGTAGTTTCAATAAAATCCATTAATGTTGGATAGGCAAAATCCGCTACCGTGTCATGATTATATGATGCGTCAATTTTAACGCTAACCTTACCTTCTGGCTTTGAGTTCATGGCTATTGGGTTTGCCGTTACCAGCACGTCCACATAATCCCACATATCTTCATACTCGTTGACGAATTTGATTTCAGGTATCTCGCATTCCAGTTTGGACAAAAAGAAAAGGGTCGCTGGTATCGCTCTACCCACAGCCCTACTAATTATCATAACCTCAACACCTTCCTCTTCGTCAACCATATCCATATTGAATATGTTTAGCGTACTCATAATGTTATCGTGTAAATGGTCTGGATGACCAAACAGTTCTAATGATGATTCCTCATAGAACATTTGATACATTTCCTGTTTCGAGTCAAACTCGAAATATCTTACCAAATCGAATTCTGTGACCGTACTAAATGAAATGTCGTGGGTTCTCCCTCTATACTTATCTAACGTATAGGTCAGGTGACCCATGAAGTCTCTTATTACTTCGTCTAGTGTTATTCCTATCTTCATATAACAAGAATAGGTAGGAAAACACCTAAAGTAAAGTTACCAAGTAAATTTTTCTGAAAAAAAGTTTCTCACCCCTGAAAATAACCCTTCTTGCTTTATAATTCTAGGTTCAGGTGGTGTAGGTGGAGACCCTTCTGGAATAACCCTAATTTGAGGTCTAACAGGGGTTTTAACCTCTTTAGGTTTAATATCGGATAGGTCTGGAATCTCTTGCTTAGGGTAGTTATTCAATAACTTACCGA